CGGTTCCGGCAGCAGATGATCGACGTGGAGAAAGTCATGAAAGGCCAGTACCTGCTGGTGCAGGCCCCAGAGGGGGAGCGAGAAGCCCACGATGACTTCGTGGACTCGTTGGCGCTGGCGTGTATGTGCAGCCAGATTGAGGCCACCCCCACTGTGGAGGTCTACGACTCGCCCTTCTACAGGGGCTAGTGTTGTGTCATGACCGACGGTGATCGCCCCCTGCCCGGAACTCGGGTCTACCCGGCGGCGTCAGATCGGGATTGGTATGACGCTGTGGCAGAACTTGGCCATTCTCAGACAGTCATGTTCGACAGTGTTCATGAAGAAGATGACCTTGATGGTCCTGCGAAGGGCTACGTGGTTCCTCTTTCACTTCGGTCCAGCGACCTCGGTGAATCCGTGACGAGTTACGTGCAGGATATTCTCAAGTTCGGCCATCGCCCGAACGCTGCTTGGCTTCCTACTCACCGAGGCGTACCGATGACTCAGCATTTCAAACCGAAGAACCGGCTTGATGCCGTTCCCGAAGCGGTGTCAAGTTCTCCGCAGTTTCATCGGCTCTACGACATTCAGATACCGGGTCTGGAGGACTGATGGACCTATCCCGTGAGGAATACATTCGCGGCGAGATAACCAAGAACCGCATCCGCAAACAGGTGAACCCTGAACCCACTGGGCAGATGGAACTTCCCGGCATTGTCAATGACGAGCCGTTGCCGCTAGGCCCCAATTACCAACTTTCGCCCGAGCAGATGGAGATCAACCGTAAGGGCATGGAAATGGTGCGGGGAATCCTTAGCCGTCGCAAAGCATTCACAGAGGGGCAGACTCCTGCCCCGTTGACCATTCACCACGAAGGAGAACCGCCCTGCATCGGGTGCTAGGAGAACCATGGAAGCGACTGAATACTTCAACTGGCAGAAAGCCACCACTGCTCATCCGCTGTACGGAAAGGGACCGTCTCCTGCTCTGATCAGCATTCGTGACTTCTTGATGTCACGATATGGCGGTATCAATCTCGGCATTTACGGCGTTCGGGATGTGCGTGGCGGCGGTTCGCTCTCGAGCCACTCTTTCGGTGCTGCCCTTGACTGGCGGTACATGAGCGCCGATCAGACCGGTCTGGTTGGTCGGGCCAAGATGCTCAATGAAGTTCTGCCCATCCTCATCGACCACAGCAAGGAACTGGGAATCCAGTTGATCGTGGACTACGTCGGATGCCGTACGTGGAATGCTTCCCGTAGCGCCGACCAGTACAACGGATGGAAGCCCGCCACCCCGAGCCAGTACGGCGAAGGTCAGCCGTGGGCTGGTTGGTTGCACATCGAAGTCAATCCCACCCAGTGGAGCGATGGCGCTTCGGTGGTTCAGAAGTTGGGCGTTGTCCCTCCTCCCGGCACCCCGCCTCTTCCTCCCGTGAACTTTCCGATGCTCCAGTTTGGGCTTACCGTACTGGTCCCCTTCCCCCAGCGTCCCACTCTCAAACTCGGTTCCACCGGTTCGTGGGTGCAGTTCGTTCAGGCGGCATGCAAGAAGGACGGATTCGGCATCACCATCGACGGAAACTTCGGCACGCAGACGAAGTTGATCGTCCAGCACTTCCAGACGAAGCATGGTCTTCTCGCTGACGGAGTCGTCGGCCAGAAGACGTGGCCCGTACTAAATGCGGTCGCTGCTCGCTGATTGACACACTGCGGCACTCCGTACGTGTAACATCGCTATCACACCCCTCAGGAGGATTCTGCTATGGCATACCCGCCGCCCGAAGTCCAGTATGAAGGCGCAATCGCCGTCAACAACATCCGTCGTGGTCCGCTCCGCTTTGAGGAAGGCGTGGCCACTGACACCGACATCCCGGTCGAGTTCGGCCTTGGTGCCTACGGGGACACCGCAGGTGATGCGCGTGGCCGTAGTTTCACCGTCCGCAAGGACCCGATGCAGACGACCCGTGAGCGGGTCCATGTCGGCTCGGCCACGTGGATTGAGGCTCCCGTCATGCTTCAGGACTTCGTGTACGGCGTGACCGCCGCTCACGGTATGCCCGAGTTTGAACTGGAGTACGGCAGCGAGATGCGCCTGTACCGCCCGAACATCGCCTCCGTGCAGGACTGAGGTCGCCATGACTTTCCCTAATGGTGGACAGCGAGACGAAGGCAACCCCAATCGCATGGCGTCTCGTTCGGCCTTCGATAATATCTCTCAGGGGGCCGGTACACCTGCCACATACGCTCCCAGTTGGTCCGTTGATTCGGCTGGAACGCGTGGCCCCGTAGCGCATTACTTTCAGAACGCTTCTGAAACAAGTCAAGCAGGTGCTGCTGCCACCGGTTCTGGTGGTCCTTGGCAGCGTGGGTTTGTCGGCACCTATATGGGCAAACAGGACAACAACCACTACTTTTCTGCTGACGCCACTGGCGGTGGCAGCAGCGACAGCCTTCAAATCCCTGATACGGCATGGGGTAGGGGAGACAAAAGCATGGTCGGTCAGCGTATGGCCATTCTGCCTAGTGCTGCTGGTAGTGATGTTTCTGATGTTCGTGAGGGCGCACACGCCATGCCCTTGACCGCCGATAACGAGCGTAATTACTCGCATCTCCCCGGTTTCAAGCGTTGACGAACGGCTGAAACCCTTGTTTCAGCACCCAGCACTCCGAGGCACAGCCCAGACGCTCAAGCAGTTTCAGACGGCCCCAGCGGGCCGTCCGGTCAGCAATACGCGTCCTCTCATGCTGCGGTCTACGGATCGGCTGGCGAGTGGGTTCACCTTCCTGAACGACACCCCAGCACCGATTCAGGCCGCAATGGACAAGTACATCAAGTCAGCCAGTCTCCCCCCGGGACTGGCCCCCAAGTCTGCTGCCGTTCTGGAGAAGCATCGCGCCGCCCAGATCAGCAAGGGCTGGCGTAATCCGAAAGGTCACTACTAATGGCTGTGACTCGGCGTAATGCCGCCGACGCCCTATCGGCTTGGACGTCAGAATACGAAGATACTCATGGGGTTGCTTCTCCCCGCACCGTGACTCTCGCTACGGCTTCTCCTCAGCACCAAGAATTTGCCGCGGAACGGGTCGGATTCATGGGGCATCATCTCCCCGAATTGGTAGGGCATTGGCTAGCAGGTTACGACCGGACGGCCAATAGCCCGAATGCCAACGAAACAAACCGCATAAACGCCGCCCGAGCAGCGGAACGCCTACGCTCCCCAGAATTTCAGGAAGAGATTCAAAGCCGCCCTGACACCGGTATGGAAGCGGGTGCAAGGGCATTCTCTAATCTGGTACACGCCACTTCCCGTGCTGCCCGTTCCCGCACAAACTTTGAAGAGCAGCAGAGTCCCGGCCACGGTGTCCTGTATCTTCCTGCCGGGCCGGAGTTCTACCCAGTTCACCATGCTAACTACAAGCATGTGGGCACAGAATCGTACGGCAGCGACTACTCCCCCGGATTGCACAGAAATTTGATCTTGGCAGGAACCCGCTTTAGTGCAGGGGCTGCTCCTCAGGTTGAAATTCAGGGAGCGTCTGGAATTGCCGCTATTCACGCCCACCGGGGGGACATCGGTGTTCGCCTGTCTCAGTCAGGCGCACAAATTGTGAACCAGATGATCAACGCTCAAATTCACGGCGTGGATACTGATGGAGCAGGGTTGCTGTCATCGACAGGAGAGCCGCTCAAGAAGGTGAGGGGTAAGCGTATCATTGACCCCGAACTGGCTCCTAAGAAGCAGATGGAAGCCGGTACACACCGTTTCGGTGATCTGGACCCGGCACACCAAGCAATTATCATCGCCCATCGTGCCGGTGCCGGTGGAGTTCTGAGCGATTTGACCTCCCATATTGATTACGGAACAGGTTCAGATTGGTCAGCCCCCGCACGCGCAATTCGTGGTGCAGCAGGAACAAGTGGTATTCCCGCTATCCACAAGTCGATGGCCATCATGAATGACCCTTCAGTCATCAAGCCGTCCGATGAGGGAGAACAGAAACTTCTCACCTATGGATTGACAACGCTCACCTCAGTTCCTGAGCATGCTGAAGTAATTCGCCATCTAGTTGGGGCCAAGGTTTACGGTGATACGTACTGGCAGAGGAACCCTCAGGCTGCTGCCCACGTTCGCCGTCATATCAACGATCTCGGGATGCGTAATCCATTTGTGACTTCTGACATTCACCATGCTCGCGCTGTCAGTAATCTTTCCCCGGCCTTTGCTAAGAGTCTGGATGACCCGATTCGTCCAGATGCACGGTTCGTGGTTCCTGCTCATATGCGCCATCTTGTGGGCACGAAGAATGCCCCCGCTGGGTTGTTGGCTCCCCACCTCGCTTATCTGACGCAGGAACACCAAACCATGGCTCACGGTGATAACTCGGTCAATGTCCCCGGGCACGGCAAGTTCAACATGACTCCTCATATCCGGCAAGCGTGGGGTTGGGGAGCCATACAGGCCGCATACCCGCAAGGAAAGGCAGCGATTGCCGCCGGTACCAAGTCGCTCATCCATCAGGATGTACAATCAAACATGGAACTTGCGCTGAACCCACAACGCATTCCTGAGACATTCCGTTTGTAGAGGTGCGACTGTGTCAATGACCATTCAAATTCGGGACTGGAACCCGGACCCCATCGACCCCCCCACTGAGGAGGAGAAAGCGCTGTACTCCCTGTACCACACGAATGGGGAATGGCCTACCGACGATGAAGTGGCGGACGCCATCGTTGATGCCACTTTCATTCCCGCTGGTCTGGGAATGCGCCCTACGGTCAATGGCGATCCTGCCGCATATTCGGTGGGGTTATCGACAAAATTTGGTGAGGTTGGTGCCAACATCGACAAGTTGGGCGATGAGATTATTCGCCTGTTCCCCGCCCTTCGGGGAGTGTGGGATGTCCGGTTGGCCCTGTCTGCACAGGTCAGGGAACGAATCCGTGAAGATCGCATCTTCTACGGTAAAGAAGGTGCTGCCTTAGAGGCCGCTGCCGAAAGGGCAGTCCATACCGCTATGGGGGACCTCCTCTTGGAGGTCTACACCCGTATTTCTGGCAGTTGACCTATGAGTGGCATTTCCTTTCAGTCTCCGTCATACCGGGCATCGCAGTCCGACCTGACTATTGCCATCAGCCCGTTGGGCTTGGTGGAACTGGCTGACGAGGAATTTGAGGTCCACGGTCCTCGCCTGAACCGATACGCCAGTAACTGGGCTTGGTATCTCGGTCATCACTGGGCATACCGTCGTGAGGCTGGCGAGCCGCAGTTGACGTTCAACTGGATCAAGGCATTCAGCGATTTCCTTGTCAACTTCTCGTTCGGCAAGGGCGTGAATTTCCACAGTCCTGAGGCCACCTCTGCCATCATTCCGCATGCTCTAAAGCGGGTATGGGAGATCGACAACAACAAGTCGGCCGTCATCATGGAGATTGGTCAGTTGGGGTCGGTGTCTGGCGATGTGTTCGTCAAGGTCGCATGGGAAGAACCGTACGTGGACGCCACCGGCCTTCCCATCGACGGAAAGATTCGCATCCTTCCGCTCAACCCGGCTTTCTGCTTCCCCGAGTTTCACCCTCACGACCGGACCCGGCTCATCCGCTTCAAGTTGAAGTACAAGTTCTGGGGCACCGCTGGTGACGGCACTCGTCAGGTATTCACCTATGTGGAACTGATGACCGAGGACACGATTGAGGAATACATCAACGACGAGTTGATCGACGCCCGTCCTAACCCTCTTGGCGAGATTCCCATCTCCTTCTGCCCCAACTTCCCGGTCGCCAGCAGCCCGTGGGGACTTTCGGACATTCAGGACATCATCGGACTGAACCGTGAGTACAACGAGAAGGCCACGGAAATCTCCGACATCATCAACTATCACGCCTCTCCGGTGACAGTGATTATCGGTGCCAAGGCGAGCAACCTTGAGAAGGGTGCCAAGAAAGTTTGGGCCATCGGTAACAAGGACGCCAGCATCCAGAACTTGGAGTTGCAGACGAACTTCACCGGCCCGCTTGGGTACATGGAACTGCTAAAGCAGGCTATGCACGAACTGACTGGCGTTCCCGGTGGCGCACTCGGCCAGTTGCAGCCCATCTCCAACACTTCGGGCACAGCCTTGCAGTTGCAGTATCAGCCATTGATGCTGAAGCACGACCGCAAGAAGGTTCAGTACGTGAAGATGTTTGAACACATCAACACTCTGATCATGAAGCACGCTTTCCTGTATGCCCCGCACCTGACGGAGTACAACCCCTACATCTCTGGTGTGATGCTGAAGCCCGACCAGTACCCGAAGTTGGACCCCCGGGACCCGCTTTCATACCGGACTTACGTGGACTGGCCGTCGCCCATGCCGATGGACACGCTCATCAAGATCAACGAGATTCAGGCAAAGATGGCTATGGGACTGGAATCCAAGCGTGGCGCTTTGCGTGACCTCGGCACGCAGTTTCCCGATCAGAAGATGCAAGAAATCTTTGAGGAGATCGTGGAGGATGCCAAGGAGCAGGGTGCCCTCGGCCTTATCCAAGCGCAGATTGCTCAATTCACCATGCAGGCAACCGGTATGACCCCAGATGGACAGCCGCTGGTGGTGCCGGGACAGGTGGACGAGAATGGTAAGCCGATGGGTCCTGCACCCATGGTCGACCCTGCCCTCGCTCAGGAAATCATGACAAGGGCCTACCAGCCAATGCCGCCAGAAGTGGTGGACTTTGAGGCAGGCGACCCGTGACGCCGAGACAGAGGCGCGAAGTCGCGGCCTCAAAGGGTAAACGATGTGGGTTTGCGTGTACCACTGTCACGATGTGATATAAACACGATTACCGGACAACACACCGATCAAGGAACAGGAACAATGGGAAATCAAGGAGACAACGGCACCGGCTTCATTGTCGGCGCAGACCCCGCACAGCCGCGTATGGCCAATGACTGGCCGACGCAGAATGCCTCTCAGGCGGTGTCACAGCCCGCAGTGGTTGTGCCCAATGACTACGGTCAGGGAATGCCGACTGGGCGGTTCTTCACCGAAGAGGACCTGAACAAGGCCCGTCAGCAGGAGAAGGACAAGTTGTACCCCCGCATCGAAAGCATGGACGCCCAGTTGAAGGCGCTTCAGCAGGAGCGGGAGTCCATGGAGACTGCACGTCAGGCGGAAGCCGACCGTATGGCCGAAGAGGCAAAGAAGAAGGAAGAGGACGCCCTCTCCGTGCGTGCCCTGCTGGAGAAGAAGGAACGGGAGTGGAATGAACGCTTCCAGACCATCGAACAGCAGCGTGAGCAGGACCGGGCCGTCTTTGAGATGGAGCGGAAACTGGCTGAGACTGAGCAGTACAAGTTCGCCCGCCTCCAGCAGGAGCAGGAATTCATCCTTCCCGAACTGCGTGATCTGGTGAAGGGCAACGACCCCAGCCAGATTGACGCCGCCATTGAAGAGATGAAGGCACGCACTAATGCCATCATGGGCAACGTGAGTGCAGTAGTATCACAGCAACAGCAACCGCCGCAGGTCTATCGTGGGGCTAGCCCTACCGCACCTCCGGTCGGTCCTATGGAACAATTGTCGACTACACAACGGCTTACACCGGATGACATCCGGTCAATGGACATCGAGACGTACAAGAAGTATCGGGACAGCCTCTTGGCTTCGGCCAGTCAGCAGTACCGGGGTCGTTGACCCCAAATCCATCCACCGGGGCCTAACCCCCGTCCCAGCGTCTTGAAGGAGACACAACATGGCAGTCGGAGACGGCCTCGGAGGCCAACTTCCCAACACTTCCGGTATCACGGGCACCACCCGTGTCGGTACCGGCGGCAGCAACAGTCAGTACACCACAGCGGTCGGCTATAACGCCAGTACCGGCTTCGATGGCACTGGCGTCGGCAACTCGGCAGGTATCACCACCGGCACCAGCATGATGGGTCCAGCGATCCAGACCATCTGGTCGAAGGAAATCCTGTTCCAGTCGATGCCCGTTCTGCGGTTTGAGCAGTTCGCTGTGAAGAAGACGGAACTGGGTGTCATGCCCGGTTTGGTCGTCAACTTCATGCGATACAACAACCTGCCGGTTCCGGCGGGTCCGCTGGTGGAAGGCATCCGCATGCGGACGCACGCCATCACGGCAAACCAGTACAGCATCACCGTGCAGGAGCAGGGCTTCGGCGTGGCAGTCTCGGAACTGCTGCTCAATGCCTCGTTCGATGACGTGATGGCCTCGGCCAGCCGTCTGCTCGGTCGCAACATGGCCCTGTACATGGACACGCAGGCTCGCCAGACGCTCCAGCGTGCGTCGTCGGTGGTGTTCGGTCGTCAGAAGCCGACCGCCATCAACACCGGCTACGGCGTGTACGAGCCGGGCACGGCTGCTACGACGGTCGCTGCGGTGACCGGCGGCACCGACTACTACCTCCACCCGCACTCGGTGAAGGACGCTGTCGAGGTGCTGTCCAGCAAGAACATCCCGCGCCTTGGCGAGACGTACGTCGCCTTCATTCACCCGCACCAGTCGCGTCGTCTGCGTGACACCCCCGAGTGGATCGAAGTCACGAAGTACGCCGCCCCCGGCAACTTCATGCTCGGTGAGATCGGTCGCCTTGGCGATGTGGTGTTCATCGAAACCACGCAGATCGGCGCACCGCTCGCTACCACCATGGATACCGATGACTCGGCCACCCTCCCCGGTGGTAAGACGGTGGAGCCGAACCAGACCAACCCCGATTTCCGTACTGACCTTTTCGGTACGGCTACGGATGGTTCGGACATCACCGCTGTCCCCGCCACGTGGCAGGACGGTCGTGCCGACGCCCAGTCTAATGTCGACGGTGTGGCCACCCCCGGCTGGGGTCAGGCGTGGGTTCCGAGTGGCACGGCCTACGAGGCCATCATGCTCGGTGACAACGCCTTCGGTCAGGCTGTGAGCCTCCCGGTGGAACTCCGTGACGGTGGCGTGCTGGACTTCGGTCGTGAGCATGCCCTCGCTTGGTACTCCATCTGGGGCTGGGGCCTCATCACCGAGTCGGCGGTCTGCAAGATCGTCACCAACTGAGCATCGCTCATCGGAATTGGGTGGGGGGTTTCGGCCCCCCACCTCTTCGATCTTCTCAAGGAGAACCCCCGTATGAGCATTGTTGCAGTCCATGGCCCCACCACTTGGGGTGACCCCACTGACCAAGCCAATGACCCTATTGGCATGGCTACCGCTGGCGCTTCGGTCGGTACGGCATATGATGCCACCACGACTAGCACCGGCACTGCGGCTCTTGCCGTGACAGCGTCGGCCTCGTCTGAGGCGCTCCAGCCCACCCGAGTTACGGGCTACTGACGAACCCGTCACCGTGCTACGGTGACGCACCGATACACACGAAGGAGAACACATCGTGGCAAAGAGCCAGACCCCAGAAGACAACGAAGTCACCACCATGGCCGACCTCATGGGCAATTCCCGTGAGATCGTCGTGGACAGCATCACCGAGGTTCCCGATAGCGGACCCCGTTCGGATATGCAGATCATCCGCATGAACACCACGCTGGATGACTTCACGTACGGCAACCCCCACGTGCATTACAAGTTGGAGGCGGGAAAGCGGTACCGCATGCCTCGCCACATCGCCAGTTACTTGGACGGTCTCGGCTACGTTTGGCACTGAGGCTCTAACCGGCCTATCAAACGCAGGAGAGTGAGAAGTCGATGACGACAACGCATGGTGGGTTCCTCATCCCAAATGCTGACGGCGTGTTCAGCACGAAGATGTCGGAACCCGACCAGATCGACTTCAACATCCTCGGCAACTCCCGTTGGGGCGTGGTCTACGGCTGTGATGTAACCGTATCGGGAACGGTTGCCTCCACAGCCGTGGGTTCTAACGGTGTTGCCCTCGTCAACGGCACTGTTGTCGCCATGACCGGCGGGCAGAGCGTGACGTTGGGGGCGGGCGGATCGCAGCCGCGATTCGACCTCATCGGTGTGAATATCGGTGGGACGCTTGTGTCGATCCCCGGTAGTCCCGCTGCCGATCCCCTGTTTCCCGATGTTCCTGCGAACATCACCGTTCTAGCGGCGGTGTATGTACCCATTGGAAGCAGCCAGTTTGAGTCGACGTATACTGACAAGCGGAACATGCTTCAGCCGGTATTCGTCGCCACGGTGAACGGCGACGGGCCAGTCCTTCTCAACCGTTATGCCGGTAACGACGTGTTCCGCATCGACGGTAACGGCCGTTTGGAGTGGAATAACTCCGACACGTATCTGTACCGCTCAGGAGTGGGGACCTTGCGCCTCCACTCTTCTTTCGTCATCGACAGCGGACTCAACGTCGGTTCCGACGCTGTAGTCGCAGGTGACGCCCTCATCAGTGGGGACATGCGCTCGTATAACCTCCGCAAAGAGGCTTCTTTCCCCTCAGCCCCCAAGGGAACAATTCTTCAGTACACGGGTGGCGGGGCAAACGAGGGCAGGGTCTACATCCAGACATCGTCCACTGTGACGATGAACTGGGAGGAAATCAGTACCGCTTCCAACACCAACCAGCCCGGTGACATCAAGCAGTCCATGCGCTCCGCAGCGCAGATGCCGGGATGGATTCCTCTTGCTGGTCAGCGGGTTACTGAGGATCAATATCCGCTGCTGTTCCTTGTGGAAGGTCTTCAGCCCTACATCACTAACGCCAGCCCCCGGTACATGGACCTTCCTAACGCCACTCAGCGCACGCTGATTGGTTCTGTCACTCCCGGCGTGGTTGGCGGGTCGGATACCGTAACTCTCTCCATCAGCAATCTCCCGTCACACTCTCACAGCGTGTCAGTAAACGATGCTGGCGAGCATGACCACACCGCTACTTCCAGCCCATCTGGAGGGCATTCGCACGGGACGGTGGACGGCGGGACACATGACCACAAGGTCATCGACAATGGGCATAAGCACGGCCCCGCAGTTATTGGTCAGGGATACATCATGGTCGATGTGCTTGGTGACTCTAACTTGGACAGCGTCCAAGCAGATATGTCGCATTCATGGAGAACTAAGCCGTGGGAGTACACGGCCCCCGCAAAGACCGGTATCCAAATCGACAGTTCGTCGGGGTCCCACGACCATGTCACGACAAACGAACCAAACCACACTCATACCTTGACAGTGGACGCCACCCCGGCTCATAGCCACACGGTCAACGAATCGACCGTCGGTAACGGCGCACCCGTCAACATCGTTCCGAAGTACCTGACCGTCTACACCTACATCAAGGTGTGACGATGGACACCACCTCCGCAACCGCAAGTGCGGTAGCGATTGGTGCCGCAGTTGTAGCCAAGGACGGCTACAAGGTCACTGGTCGAACCGGCTGGGGTGGGTACACTCGCATTCAGAGTTCCACAGTCCAGTGGACAGAGGTAGGTGACACCTTGCCCGGCCAACCGGTCTACGATACGCCAGTGCCCTTCTACGTGTCCCCCTCTTCTCTTACCGCAATTACGATTGTGGGCGGAAGAACTTTCGACGTGATCATGACGATCACTTCCGTGCCTTCGCTGGTGGGCGGAGAAATCGTTGCTCAGGTGCGCTCCGATAACCAGTACGGAATGCTCTTGGCGACCATGCATGCTGAAATCATGGATGCCACACATGTTCGGTTCTGGCTGTCTCCTTACGAGACGCAGGTTGCCACGTCGTATGGAACCACCAGAGGCGTCTGGGATGCGGAGATTCGTCAGAACGGCACCGAGATCACCATCATTCCGCAAAGCCGAGTAACTCTTCAGCAGGGCGTGACCCAACTGGATGGCAGTTACCCCATCCCAACCTACGGAACCGGTTATGCCTATAACGCTGCGGTGGTGACTTCATGAAGTACATCGCCCTTCGCAGTCTTCTTGCGACCGGACTGTTGGACTGGGCTACGGCACGTGTCTTTGCCGTTGCTGTGGGTAACCACACTTTCAACGAGACAGATACAAACCTGTTCGACATGCAACTGGGCGGCGTTACCGTGCTTTCCGTCGCCCCTCTGATGGGCAAGGAAGTAACCACTGACGGTTGGGCTTCTTCTCAGCCGGTCTTGCTTCCAGTGGTGCAATCTGGCGGACCCTATGACTTGATCCTCTTCTTGGATACCAACGGCGACCGAAGTGGGTACGCCCCCCTTGTCTGCTTCGATAACGCCATCACTACTGCTACCAACGGGGATGTGATCGTTCGTCCTGAAGGATTCATGGCGACGAACAACACCGGGAAATGGTTTCAGTTCTAATGTCTGCTACCGCTCCCACTCTGGAAGGAATTGTCCTGTCGGCACGAAACCTGCTGCGCGACTTTCCTCTGTTCTTTGAAGTAGACCTTGGACCTCTAAGGGTTAGCACTATCCGTCTTCCCCACCCGAACGTGGAAGGCGACACTCTTCAGGTTTATACCGCAGCCCAACCGGGTCCGAACGCTGTTGATGCAGAACACCTTGTCATGCTTCCGGTTACAGCGTGGACAGTTGACGAGAGAAACGGGCTGTTGAAGTTCTCTTCGACGGAATACCAAGGTCAGCGTGTGTTCGTAGCCGGGTATCACTACGAGTGGTTCTTGAACGCTGACCTTGCGTTCTACGCTTCGGCCACTGTCGGAGAGCATTTCTTTCAGCGCCACGACCAGAACTTGTCCTCAATCAGTACGGTTGAACTGGATGTGATCGCCATCGGTACCGTGGTCCGTGCCCTTTGGTCACTGGTAACCGAGTTCAGTACCGATATTGATGTGAATAGCCCTGAGGGCATGTTCATCCCGGCCCGCCAGCGGTTCCAGCAGGTATGGCAAATGTTGGAGTACTGGGAGAAGCACTACAACGACAGGGCAAAGAGCCTCAACGTCGGCCTTCAGAACATCGACATCTTCAACCTGCGACGGGTTGCGAAGATGACTGGAAGGTTCGTCCCGATGTACAAGGACCGGGAATACGACGACCATAACCCCCCGACTCGCGTGTACCAGAACATCCCCGACCTGTCTACGCACGACCCCGGCCCCGGTGTCGGTGGAACTCCAGTAGCAACAGTGGAAGAGATCGGCCGTGAGTCCGCTGACCTTGGGTTTGGTGGCTGGCAGTCCGGTGGAACCAACGGGGGCATCTAATGTCCCGGTTGGCGCTGTTCCACGGAACAGCAAACTGGTTCCTTCCCGGCGCAAAGGTTGATCCTTCTTGGCACGGTCTTCTTGGCGTTACACCGAAGAGGGTGCTTGGGCGCAATATACAACCTGCTGCTTGGGGGTCCACATCCTTGGAGGGTGCGGCAAGGTACTCCGCAGCCAAGGGTAAGCGATCTGCACAGCCTCCTCTCTTCTCCCCGGTGTACGAGGTAGAGCCAACTAGCCCTAAAGAAGATTTGAAGCGAATCAACTGGGATACCGGAGAGTCCTACGTGGGCGACCCTCATGGGATGACTGTGAAGCGGCTGGCTGGTTACGCCGATTACAACGGGGAGGTGATGTGATGCCTGTCACGAAGCGCAAGTTGGTACCTCACCACTCCCTCTCCCCCACTCAGTTCGTCGTTCACAGTGACATTGTCACTGAGAAGGTCCACGACATCCTTGACGGGGAGGTGCCCGAGGTGGAGGTCACCTCCTATGAGAACGGTGAATACGAGATTGTGGACGGGCACCACACCGCCGCCGCCTACGCCGCCCTTGGTAGGAGAGTTCCTATCGTGACCTCCACTGCTCCGAAGGAACGGGGGGAACCGCAGTATGGGTGGCACGACCTCCACCATGTGGATGACGAGAACCCCACTGTTGATCACCCAGCAGTGGGCACGACAGGGTGGATGTACTGATGGCCATCGACCCTCGTCGTGAAGCCGGGCACGTCGCCCGAGAATTCACTCGGTACCAGAACACGGTTGGTGAAGCCGTGCTGTGGTACGTGTTCGACACGACCAACAGCCAGTATGACTCGGTGTACGACGAGGGATACCGTCGTTACGAACTGCCCCTAAGGGTTCCAGTACTTTGGACTGACCAGCAGGAAGCCGCCGAGGATTACTCACCGGAAGGCCGTCGACCTTCCCAGCGACTTCGTTTCGCTGTCGGAGCGAGGCAGTTGTTTGAGCAGGGAATCTCGGTTACCGAGGCCCATGGGAACAGGATTTCTGATACTCAGGTATCACCTGTGTGGAAGGACGACCGACTCAACGACATCATCTTCTACGACGGCAGGTTTTACGAGATCAGCAACTTCCAGATTCGTGGCCGTCTACAAGGTGAAGATGTGGTTATCGGTGTGTCCTGTATTGAGACTAAACCTGCGGATGAGTTGAACTTGGATAACGTCCCCGACGCTTGGTTCCCGGTTCCCCCGTTGAACCCGACTACCCCAACCACTCCTGAAGTGGTTCTCGGTCCTACTGCCCCCACCAATCCTCAGGTGGGAGACATCTGGCTGGATACGCAGTGAAACATCTCCTTTTCGTAGGACAAACATTTGGGAGGGGAATTGTCACCTCAGTCGGACGACGAAATGGGAAACGTGGTGCCACTCTTCGCTGCACGTGCGGCAAGGAGTACTGGACTCAAGCGTCCAACCTATTCCGAGAGCCGGGTACTGTCTCTTGCGGATGCTATAAAGCGGAGAGAGCAAGAAACTCCCGTATCCACCACAGCACCGATGCATGGTGTAACATTGTCGTTGGATACTGATTGAGGAAATCATGAGTAACGCATCGGGACATAGCGCAGCCTTCAACGCCGGGATCGTGGTCCGCATGGACACCAACTGGCAATGCAATTCCTGTGGGATGCAGCACGTCGAACCGGCAAGGGCCGAAGTCATCACTCCCATGCATGCATGTGGCGGGATGGCGGGGGCTTGGGTGCCGTTCGTACCCGCAAATTCGACTGCTCGCTTGCGAGTGGAAGAACGGCAGGATTACATCGGCAAAGACACTCCATTCTTGGATGCCAAAGGCCGTCCGATCATGTCGGTTTACACAATGCGGGAGGATGGCGAGGATTGCCATATTCTCGCCCCCGCCGTCAACCTGAACATCCAAGCCTCATAAGGAGACAACACCATGGCGTTCACCGCCTCCGCAATTTTCCGTCAGATGGTCGCCGATACCTTCGCTGGTACGGCGGTCTTCGACCTCAACGCCCCCACCGATGTCTACAAGGTGGCCCTGTACAACAACACCGGCACCCCTGACAAGGACGCTACCGCTGCCCAGTCGACGTACGCCGCTGCTAGCAGCGCATGGGTCACCGGCAACGAGATCAGTCAGGCCGTGACGTGGCCAGTCGGTGGCGTGGCTCTCGCCAGCATGGCCATCACCACTCCGGTTTCCGGCGTGATCATGTTCGACGCTGCCGACACCGCCTCGGGCGCTTCGGCCACCTTGACGAACGTGTACGGCAGCCTCATCTACAACGACACCAAGGCCCCCAAGCAGGGCGTCTGCTACAACTACTTCGGTGGTGCCAACAGCGTGACCAGCGGCGTCCTCACCGTGGTGTGGAACGCCAACGGCATCTTCCGCATCACCGTCTGACCTGCCCCCACAGGAGAGAAGCCCGAGGGGTTCCTATCCCCCTCGGGCTTTCTCATATCCATCGTCATGGAGAATCATGGACATCCCGTACAACTCTGAGCAAGTCATCCAGTTGCTGGCTGACCAAATCGCTGCCTTGACGCGTGACAACGCCATCCTTCTTTCGGCGTTGCAGGTCGCCCAATCGGTTCAGCAATCGCAGTACGATTCAGAAGAGAATACGCCTCCCGCATAGTCGGGTTAGAAAGGACACCCATGGCTACTGGACTCGCACCCGCAGGTGCAAACACCCCGCTGGACGCAATCCGAACGGACACTCCGTACATTCAGTTGCATGTGGGTGACCCCGGTGTAAGTGGTGTCGCTAATAAGGCGACCGAAGTCACCCGTAAGGCGGTGACGTTCGGCGCAGCCACCAACTCTGCTGGCACGTCCACCATGACGAACACGGCGCAAGTGCAATGGACGAACATCGCCGGTTCGCAGGATGCGACGCACTTCACGATCTGGAACACCGCTACGGACGGCACTGGTACCTTCAAGTTCAGCGGCACCATCACCGCCAACCCGTACACGGCAGGCGACACGTTCACCGCTGCCGTGGGTGCCATCGTTCTCACCATCACAACGGCAGGCTGATCTAGATGGCACTCGGATTCTCCACCACGCTCCGCAACAACCAACTGGATCAGATCACTAGCGCAGCGGGCGCAGCAGCCAAACTCCAGTTCTACGATGGCGGTTCCACACCGTTGACGGTGGGACAGAGGCCCGCCACCGGCTTGACGCCGCTCACCGGCTACACCAAGTTGGCTGAACTGACTTGCAACGCCACGTTTGCGCCGTCAGCGACAGGTGGTGTGTTGACATTGAACGCTGTTACCTCCGCAGCAGCGTTGGCGACCGGCACCGCCATCTGGTTCCGCATCACCACCTCAGGTGGCACGTTCGTGATGGACGGCACCGTAGGCACCAGCGGTCAAGACCTCAACATGTCCACGACCTCGTTTGTGACTGCTGCAACGATCAGCGTGACCTCGTTCACCATTACCGCAGGCAACCCGTAATGGCAGTCACCGTCCCCTCGGGCGGCTCGGGCACCTACACCGCCACGACCGCCTCGCCCGGCACCGCCGTCTACACAGCAGCGGCGGCAGGCACGTTCACGTTCCACATTGACCTCACCACGATGGCGGCAGGCGACGTTGTCGAACTACGCATCTACAGCAAGATTCTGACCGGCAGCACGCCACGCGTTGTCTACTTCCAGCAGTACCGCAACGCCCAGTCCACCGACAACGCCGTTCAGATCAGCGTGCCCATCTCCAACGACCTCACCGAAGCGAACGCACTCCAGTTCTACGTCTACCAAAGCGTGAACCGAAGTTTGCCGTGGAAAGTGTTGCAGTACGTCTAATGGCATGGTGGCCCGGAGAGAACCTCCAAGTCTCAGGAGGCAACGTCTTTGTCGGGCCAATGTCCCCACAAGGCAACATCCCTGACTTCCTCAACCTGTTCGGTAGCGGCTTCACCAGCGCAAGCGCAATCAACGCAGACACCTCATACGTTGCGTTG